AAGCAGAAGGCTTAGAAAGAAGAGTCTTATCTCCATATAAGATAGTGCCTTGTCCTGGGAAATTTACCACAGGATTGACGCCGATCTTATATAGATCATCTCTATCAGCCTTATCTGGATTGAATGCCAACTTCACAACGTTTTTGATATTTCCTCTGTTAAATCCAGCTGGCGAGAACCATGGATCGTTAGTTTGATCGGTTCTAGCACATAGACCAGCAATATCTGCATTTAGAGGAACCCAGCGGAATACATCATTGTACTTGTCATACTGATATTTCCAACCAGAATCGACAACGGCATAAGATGAAGAAGGTAGTGCATTTCTGGTTGTTGTTATGTCAGTTACTTCTTGTCCTTTATTATCTACAACATCAGACTTTGCTGGAGATAAGAATACAATAGCATCTTTTCTATTTTCTGCAATAGATTGGACTAGATAAGTTCCGACAGTAGTATTTGAAGATCCACCAATAATTAGATTTACGTCAATAGTTTCTGGATCGGCAAATAGATCATAACCAGCTTGGATTTCGCCATTAGTTAATGTATTTGCATCAACTCCTGCAGATAATGAAGCAGTTAGAGGACCGGATAGATCGAATGCAATACCAGTTGAGGCAGAACCCCAATCAACACCAACTGAAGGGTGATTAGTCCACCAGATATATTGTGACTTGGTATTGATTACATTTGCATAATAATTAGTTTCTCCGGATTCAGTCTTAGCATCAGAAGCTTTTGATAAGAAAGCATATTTTTCTAATACTGTTCCTGGCGTTCCAGTAAACGCACCATCTTCGTCAATAACAATAACATGCAATTCGTCATTAGAACCACCACGAGTAGATACATAATCAGAAGTTCCTGGTGTTACTGTAAATGCATTCTTATATGTCCAACTGGAAAAAGTTTGAGAGTCGCAAATTGAAACTTTCAGAGAATTTCCTAAGATTCCTGGATACTTTGCAGTCCAAGTACCAGCAGCTGAAGCTGAACCAGAAATATAATTTTGTTGATAATCAGTTTCATTCTTAATAATTAAAGTATTTGCAGTTGATGATGTGATAGAGAAATTTGTAGTAAATCCTGTAGCACCTGTAATACCAACTGTTGGAGCAGAAGTATATCCTGATCCTGCATTTGTCAGAGTTACTGCAGAAACAATTGCTCCTGTTGCACCATAAGATATAGTTGCAGTACCAGCAGCACCAGAACCTGCTCCAGTAAATGATAATGCAAAAGTTCCTGGTGCCATATTATTTGACACACCAGCATTTGCAATAGTCAATCCGGAAATACCAGAAGCGCCATTTGTTGCATTTCTAGCATCAGTACCAACATTTCTAACAACTCTTAGAGCATTAGAATATTGTAAGAAATTTGCTGCAGAAAAGAAAGTATCTGCAACAGTGGTATTTGGTTTAAAGAAAGTATCTATTAATTCAATTTCTGAAGAAATTGTTCTTATTTCTAAAACTGGGCCCCATTGGAAAGCGCCAGCAATTGCTCCAATTGAAGTTGCAACTGCAGGAACCGTAGTTGTTAAATCGATTTCAGAAACATTTACGCCTGGACTAAGCTGAAAAGCCATTATTTTTCTCCTTGTTGAGAGGTTTTTATTCTTTCGAATATATATTTCTAGTTATATTTATAAAAAAAAGGTTTTCTAAATTAACCAAGAATTATCTGCAGTTTCTTCTTCAGATCCAGTAGTAATTCCAGCAAAAGAATAGATTTCTTCTACAGATTCTTCCTGTGAATCGAAAAACGATTTTCTTAAATCAGAATTTGTTATTTCTTTAAAGAAAGATTGGTTTGTCGCCCAAGAAAACAACACTAAAGACATAACAAGATCATCATGTTTTCCTGCTTCTCCACCCCAAGAACCATGTTTATTAATAAATGAATATAATTCATTAACAATATCTTCTGTATAATTAATTAACTTATCTTCTTCAACAAGCGTTTTTAGAATAGAAGTACCCAATCTTTTCACTTGTGAAGTCATTTCAACACCGATTTTATTTGATTTTGAAAATGATGATCGTAATTCTTGTCCAGATTTTCCTGGAATAGTTGTGAATATATTTTCATATTCTAAATCCCAATAACAGGATTCTGCAACTGTTTGTCCTACTGTATTTCTTTCTATTAACAAAAATGCCATATTATATTTCTTTGCCAAATCAACAATGATATTCGGTAGAAGTATTGGTCTAGTTGTATTATCTTTAAATCTTGCAACTATTTTATATGGAATTTGTGTTGTATCGATAACAATTGCAACTGAATAATCATTTTCGACTCCTCTAGAAGAATCTACTGAAATTACATAATTATGATTTTGAATAGGTTCTTCCAAAATAATTAAAGAATCAGAATCTAATTTTGGTTTTTCCCAAGTTAGAGATTGCAATTTATATCCAGAAATTAGAGTATTCGAAGATCCAAGAAATTCATTTCCGAATTCTTGTCTAAATCCATGTTCTCCGAGTTGCGCAATTTGTAGATTCTTCCAAGATTCGTCTCTTCCTGGAACTTGATCCCAAGTTATCTCTGTCGGTACATAATCATTATTTCCATCTATAGCATCTTTCCACAATTTATGGAAAAGATTCAACCCATTTGGTGTAGATGAAATAATAACTTTTGTTGTTTCGCCCGATGAAATTGTTGGAATAACTGATCTAAAGAATTCTTCCGCATTATCTACGAAACCAAATTCATCTAGATAAAGTAACGAAACTGAAAAACCACGAATTGCGGATGCTGAAGTTGCAGATGCAATTATTCTAGAAGAATTACCCAATTCTACAGAACCTTTATTTAGAATTTTAACACCAGGTTGTAAGAAGAATGGTATTCGTTCGAAAGAAGCAACTATTCTTGCTAGAATTTCTCTTGCTACTGCAGCTTTATTTGCTAGAATTGCAACATTCTTATCAGGATTAAAGAATATATACCAAAGAATGAATGAGGCAGTAGTAATCGTTTTTCCACTCTGTCTACTTGAAAGTACAATATTCTTTTTATTTTTATGGTATTTTTCTATTAGATCTTGTTGATAACCACGTGTTTTGAATTTCACGAATCCTCTATCAAGAGAATTAATCTCTACATAATTTTCTATAAAGTATATTGGATCCTGTGAACATTTAACATACTCTTGAATCTGTTCTGTGGTGTATTCTTCCGATAATCCAGATCTTTTTATTTGTGGATTTAGATAATAATTCTTATCACCTGTATTAAACATCTTCTTTTTGTCCTTTCAAGAACTTCTGTAATTCTGCAGTTGAACCGACGAAAAGATTATTCTGTGTATTATTCTGAATTTCTGGTTTAGCTTTTGTTTCTTTATTCTTGATTTCTACTAGTGTTTTTGCAACTTCTGAAGTCGTCTTAATAAGATTGGCAACAACTTCATATGCACGTGGTGATTCAGATGCTTTTGCAAATTCAATCAGATTATCTAAAGCATCTTGTGATTTTTCCATTAGATCACGATGTATCTTTTTTGCTGCTTCAACATCTTCATCAATATCTTCTCGTACTGGTGGGACATTTTTAATGATATCTGATTGATTTGGTGCAGACTCTATATCGAAGATTTCATTCAATTTATCATCGATCATTTTATTCGCTCCAAGGAACGGGTTTGGTTATTAATGGCGGATTCTTCAAATTTTCAATCTGAGACACCAAACTTAAATCATAATTATCAACAGTTTCTTGTGTTAATTTGGAAATAGTCCAGTTAATTATATCATCTTTTGTTAAAGTTTCATAATCTTTAAAAGAATCTTGGTCAGGATCTGATAGAGATAATAAACCATAACAATCTATAAAATACTCTCCATCTTTTGCTCCTCTTCGCCATTCATAGGAAACCAATACATCTTCTAGTTCATCCAAACTTGGTTTGACTTTGAAGTTGCTGAATTGCCACGTAAAATTAATTGCCATATATTACCCTTTTAATTTATTTATCTCTTATAATAACTGTTTATTTTGTTCAGAAAGTTCTTTGATCCATCTAGTCGATCCTTGAATCAAAGGGGTTGAAGATCCAATCGTATGTGATAGCCATTAATTTCCTGCTTTCAGAAGGTCGATCTCTGCCTTCAGTTCTTGAATTGCTTTGACCAATACGGGGATCAGCTTGGCATCCGCCATGCCGTAGAATTCTTCAACAGATCCATCGTCTCGCTTTAGCTCGTTGCGCTTGATGACTGAATCCAGGTACGGAGTATCCGCAAGAACCTCCTTAACTTCCTGAGCGATGAAGCCAACCTGAGTACCACTCTCAAAGTTGTGAATATCGTGATCCTTCCAGTTAAAAGTGACTGGATTGAGCTTTTCTATCACGTCCAAACCAGACTGCAACGAAACAACGTTCTGCTTGTATTGTCCATCAGAGGTAGCGATGGTTGCGTTAGTAGCAAATATCTGAGAGTTAACCTGGAGTTTGTATGATCCGTTTGAAGAAGTGTATCCAACAAGAAGGTATCCATCAGTAGTAACACGCATCCTCTCCGTCAAACTGTCGACGGCGAAAATAAGGGGGTGGGCACTGTGGGTCCCAATAATCGCAGCCCCGGCGTGATAGGCCCACATCCGGAGATCGACGGTGCCGGTGTACGCCCGCACTGTCGAATCTGCCGACGCCCGAACCACATCCAGCGCAATGCCAGCGGCTGGACTTGTCGTTCCAATACCGACATTGCCAGCGGTGGTGATCCGCATCCTCTCCGTCAAACTGTCGACGGCGAAAATAAGGGGGTGGGCACTGTTTGTGCCGATAACCCCAGCCCCGGCGTGATAGGCCCACATCCGGAGATCGACGGTGCCGGTGTACGCCCGCACTTGCGAATCTGCCGACGCCCGAACCACATCCAGCGCAATGCCAGCGGCTGGACTCGTCGTTCCAATACCGACATTGCCAGAACTTGAGAATGTAGCAATAGCAGTTCCAGCAGAGTTGTTGTTGTTCCAGGTACCGCAGAATACATCCAGATTGTAGTTAGCACTCGTATCCTGGCGAGGTTTCAGTTGAGCCATGATAGAGTTTGTATATCCACCATTGGTGTTTGCATTCCAGGTCAGAGCCGCCCCACTAGTAGCAGTGGCATACACCATGTTGGTGCCAGCACTAAGAGTGACATCGCCGTTGAGGGCAGCGACAGCACCTACCTGTAGTGTGGTTAATGGACTCGTCGTTCCAATACCAAACTTCCCATCAGAGTTAAAACGGCCTTTTTCTGCGCCGCTAACTAGAAATTCAACAGTAGATCCGCCAACAAGAAGTCGTTTACTGGCTACGCCAGTATTGTTGGATATTACATATCCATAATCTCCACCAGTATTGTAACCGATTCTTACCGCAGATCCGGCTGAATCACCTGGGTCATAACTTGATGTACTAGTTGTAAACAATCCTTGCCCAGCTACATGCAGCAATTGCTTTGGACTCGCTGTTCCAATACCGACGTTGCCGGAGGAGTCGATTCTCATTCTTTCACTTAAAGTATTTGCCGTTGTCCCAGAAGATCCAGCAGAAGCAGTTTGAAATATTAGAGATCCGCTACCACCCGTTCCAGTTCCATTGCCAGTAGCAATAGTTAAGTTAGAACCAGCAGCATTTGTTCCTGTTCTAGCTGGTCCTCTTAAAGTAGCTGCTGTAGTTGTAGCACTCGATTCCCCATTTCCGAAAATAATGTCACCTGTTACATTGATTCTCATTTTCTCTGTAGGTGAAGAGTTAGCCTTTGTATAAAATAATAATTCCCCACCAGAAATTGTTCCTGTACTATTTTGTAAAGCAGTTATTCCAGCAACATTGTAGTGAGCATCGCTTTGACCAAGACTTCTACTGAAAAATATTCCACCTAGCACTGCACCATTGGTGTTGACGCCGCTGACTAAATTTAAGAAAGATTGTGTGGCATCATATATTTGTATTGTTTTTGCAGTTGGTGAAATACCAGTATAAGATGTTACACCATTAACAAAATTTGTTCCACCACCAAGATCTAAAATAACCGCAGGACTCGTTGTCCCAATACCAACTCTATCATTTGTTGCATCAACATACAATGTACTTGTATCTACCGTCAACGCAGCAATGGTTGCCCTAGTTCCATCAAATGTAAAATTGGCAGAACCTGTGGCGACTCCGCTAGAATTATATAAAACTTGTGTATTTGAACCGCCAATCGGCCCAGTTGCACCAGTAAATCCAGTAGATCCGAATTGACCTGTAGCTCCTGTCAACCCAGTAGATCCTGTAAATCCAGTAGATCCGAATTGACCTGTAGCTCCTGTCAACCCAGTAGATCCTGTAAATCCAGTAGATCCGAATTGACCTGTAGCTCCTGTAAATCCAGTTGCACCAGTAAATCCAGTTGCACCAGTAAATCCAGTAGATCCTATAAATCCAGTTGATCCTGTAAATCCAGTTGTACCAGTAAATCCAGTTGCACCAGTAAATCCAGTAGATCCTGTAAATCCAGTTGCACCAGTAAATCCAGTTGCACCAGTAAATCCAGTAGATCCTATAAATCCAGTTGCACCAGTAAATCCAGTAGATCCTATAAACCCAGTTGCACCAGTAAATCCAGTAGATCCGAATTGACCTGTAGCTCCTGTCAACCCAGTAGATCCTGTAAATCCAGTAGATCCGAATTGACCTGTAGCTCCTGTCAACCCAGTAGATCCTGTAAATCCAGTTGATCCTGAGACTCCTCCTCCACCAATTTCAATATAATTGTATTCTAATGAATGTGTTTGTCCTGGAAGAGAAGAAGGTGATAACTCAATATATTTAAATATTAAATGAGTATATCCTTCACCCAAATTCGTTAAATCAACAGAAATATTATTCAATGCGTTCGAATAATTTGTTGCTAATTTTATTTTGTTTTCATCAATCGATATTACATAATAGATTTGCCAAGAAGTTAATCCACCAATATCAATTCCCTCATTAGAAGAATATATAACTCTATCACCAGTAGAAAAATTGTGTTCATCGATATAAATGGAATTTTCATTCAAATTAATTAAATCATCAAATGAACTCAAAAAGAATTGTATATCATCTAAATTAGATGTCAGATAAATTGCATTTGTATTTTTAACTACAACATAATATTCGGTTCCATCTGTCAAACCAATATTATATGGTGATGGGTCAGAGCCATTTTGATATCTTACATTAACTCCAGTTATTAAATTATGGGATGTTATTGATATTGATGAATCGACTATTGAATTCGATGATGTATTGAAATTCAGAGTTGTCATATTAAATTAATTCTGACCATCCCAATAGAGTGGCAACTTTTGTATTATTACCAAAAGAAGTTAATGCTAGTGTGAGTACATCAGATATTCCTGTTATAGATTTAGAAGTATCTACTACTGTTCTTCCTAATTGAATAGATGTTGATTGCAATGAAATTGTTGAATGAGAAGCTACGAAACCAGATAATATCTCAGTTCCACCACTAACTGTAGTTGCATCGATATTATAATCTATTCTACCTGAAGCAGATGTAACCCAATTTGTTGGATTTATTGTTGCATTCAACAACAATTTATATTGTAAGTTTGTATTAGTATCTAATAAAATAGCCAATTCAGATAAGACTGCAATCTGATCTAGATATGAAGAATTCAATCGAATGGAAATTGTAGGAGTTGCAGTTCCAGATCCATTAAGAGTTTGATAACCAACAACTCCTCTTGACGCAGAATATGATGTTCCCTTCAAATCATATCCACCTTCAGAAATAACAGAAGAACATATTTGTTTCATCGATGATGGAGATGCAGTTGTTCCAGTATTTTCTATCTCTAGTCTGATTGGAAGACAAGCTGTTGTCATATATGTAGATGGACAAATATTTTCATTATGAAAAATATGTGCCACTCTC